TATTTAGTCCCGCCGTCTTTTCCTGTGATGCGAAAGACACGCGACTGAGAATATTTTTCAAGGACTATGGCCACGTATTGACGACCAAAATCTCTGATAAACATGTCCAGATTTCTTTGCTTTTGGCGGATCCTGGTTCTTGCCGCTTGTTGCAAGGCTTCGATCGCTGAAGCTGCCGTAACGGACGCTGGTGCTTCGCCTCTTGAGACGTCCTGGGTCCCGGCGACGTTGTTGAACCATTTTTCTAAGCGGTCAGCTAAAGACAGAGCCGCGGGCGAAAGCTGCACTCCCGTTTCTCTGCGGACCTCAGAGCCCGTTTCCTTTTCAACAACCAGACCCGTGCGGTTAACGAGCTGATCTGGGTTGATGCCGGAGGTGCTGTCAATGATCCAAATGGGATTTCCCATAAGGCTCATGACTTCAAGCTGGGCGTTCAGGATCTTATTGAACGTGCGCTGCGGAGATTCAAGCTGCTCGACTTCGGAGACGCCAAAGAACTCACGAGGGAGGATATAGTTCACGTATTTACAAAACGGGAACTCGCCATGTTCAAACGGCAGTTTATCCTCTTTTTCAAGCACCAGACCGCAAGCAATCTTTATGGTCCGTCCTTTGGGATATTTTTTCTTTAGAACCTTTTTGACTTTAGGCTCGCCGTTTTCTGACTCACCCTCTTCAGGCTCCAAGATTTCGTCGTAGTCGTCTGGCTTAAGATACGCCGTGATGACGAGAGTCTTTGGCGAGGCTGATTCTTTGCCGTCCAAAGAGGAAACGTCTGGCATGTCGCGATCAGTATTTGCGGTTCTATATTTGAAGTCGTTTAGGGCAGTTTTTGAGGATTGAATGACGTCCTGTATGTCGGACTTTAGGTGCTCTCTTAGGTGCGGATACTCAGCCTTCAAACACTCGGTATCCGTGGGAATGGCGGTTATGAAACCTTTAGAATACTTATCGTTAATTTGACGGCACTCAGGGTCAGGATAGCAGTAAAAAGGATCTTCGCTCTCAAATGTAGCTGATCCCAAACCAAAATCAGCATTAGGATCATACCCAGGTTGACCGTAGCCCAGTCCGTAAAAGTAGCCGTCATAGATGACCTCTGTCAGAGGCATGAGCCAGTTGTTACGCTCCCAGTCAGAGTTACTGATCTCGTTGAGAATCTGAGCGAACTCCATGTCTCCCGGTTCTTCAGGGATAAAACTGATCTGCGGGCGGACGTCCGTCTGAAGTGGGACGTTCGATTGAATGGACTCCCAGATCATGTTGACGATTTCTTTTTGGCGGAACCTCGGCATTTTGATGCCGTCCCATTGATCGCCACGAAACATTTTGTAATAGTGAAGCCAGTTACGGTCGTAACGCTCACGGTGCTTTTTATATTTTTTGAATAACTTCATGACATGCTTAACGAGCGCCTGGTCCTCTGGGGAAATATCCGGAGAAGGACCCTGGGTCGTTGTGCCTGCCATGTTTTCTGGGAGATTACTCATGCGATTTCACCGAGGTTCGTTAGTGAATCGACGACGTCTTGGTATCTTTTGTCTGCTTTCTGTTCTCTCGCTTTGTCATAGTGACTATGTATGTTCTCAACCGGCTCGTTACCGATCTCCACATAACCGCGTTCCTTTGCCAGCCGCCGAGCCTCGAGATTGTTCTTCACAACCTTTCCGAATGCTGGCGAGTAGTGAGCCGTATCCCAGTCGTTGGCTCCAAAGAACGCTTGCGACGTAGCAATAGTCCTCACAGCCACGGCGTTACACTTTTCACAGTGCTCGGGGCTATTGATTTCTTTAACTGACTTGATGACCTCGAACGTGTGCTCGCAGGCCATGCAGCGATACGGATAGATCAGAAAAACCTCTTGGGTCTTACCAGTCGTACTCGTCAACTTGTTTGCGTTTTAATAAATGATCTGACTTGTGGGATCGCAGGTCAGCACTGCTAGAACCGGGAACTTTAGGACTAAGTTTTCTAAAGTTGTGGGATTGCTTTAAAGCTAACACAGGATAGCGGACGGCGTCCATAGCATGATCGTCTTGCTTTACGGGTCCGCGCTCCTTGACGTCTTTGTTCTCTGGGATGTCTTCATCGGTAGCGTAGTGATACAAAGAGATTTCGTCGATAAAATGCGGCGCTTTTCCGCGAAAAACCTTGAACTTATCTGTTTGAATCAGCTCATACAAAGCGTCCACACCGGGGCGGATATCGTTATCGGCTGGCAGAGCCGTCATCCCTGCTTTTGAGAACTCAGCAATATTTGCCGGTGACGCCGGGTCGCAGTAAAAGCGTTCAATCCCGTAGATCGCCTCAAGCCTTTTGGCCGCGTCGACCAGATTGCCGATAGTCTGACCCGACTTATAGAACTCAGTAACAAGATAAACGCCGTCATTAGGAGTAAGAGCGAGCACAGCGATACAGGCCGGAGCTGTATATCCCCAGTCAACTCCGGCGATAAATCTTGTGTCGTTTCCAAAGATAATGGGATCGCATATGTGAAGCTCTTCGTTGAAGTTGTCATAGACCAAGCCCTCCATTTTGCTGAATTGGCCGCCGTAGATCATGTTGAACCGGCGAGGATCCATGCTCGCTTTTTTGCGTTCGTATTCTTTCTGAGGAAAGTATGGATTTTCGTTGGATCTGGCCTGAATCAGCTCCAACTCCTCGAGCGAGTTGGGGTCCTTCATCCTAAGCCGGATGTAGTCTTTATAGACCCAGTTCAAGGTGTAAGGAGAAGTTGTGTAGCAGATCGGAGCTTCTTTGAAGGAAGCGCGAGCCTGAAGGTTTTCGTGAAAGTAGAGCGAGTATTTTCCGGCTTCGTCGCCCCAGATGTGGCGGACGTTTGTAATACCGACCACCGAGTCCGGGTCCGTTCCAGTTCGCATGTAGCAGATCCCGCCGTTATACATATGAAACTCGGCTTTCTGCTCTTTGTATTCTCCGAACCCGTCCATGATCTTTAAAAACGCGGGAAGGGTCGCCTGACTCATGATCTTGTAGTTGGGTGCTGCGACTATGAAGGCGTCGTCTCTCTGAGTGAAACGATGCATTGCGATCTTAGTTCGCAAGGCTCCGATAGTCGTCTTTCCGAACTGAATACCAGTCGCGGCGATAATGATCGGTTTATCGGAAAAGATAGCCCGCTGCTGCTTTTCAGAGTGCGGGCGTACGGTATGATAGCCAGTCAATAATTAATCCACACAATAAAGAGCAATGCTCACGCCACCGGAAACAACCGCCGAGGCTCGGAACTGAATATTAGGATGAATGCAGTCGTAAAGCGGAACGACGCCACCGTTTGCCACGGCCGCGGTCGTGATAAGAACCTGTTGATATTGCATGGTCGAGGTCTGAACAGTTTTATAGACCGGGCGAAATGTCCCAGTAGACGCCGCCGCACCATAGACCGAGATTTCGGCCGCGGTGCTAAAGGTCCCAACGTCTGCATAGATCTTTGAGTAAGCCTTATCCAACGAAAAAGAACAGGTCGAAGCACCTGAGGCAATCGAGCCGTAAAATGTTTTGATTGGTCCGTAGCTCATTATTTTATCTCCAATGATTGGGGTCCGATGGGATCTCCCTTTGAAATGTTCGTTGCTGAAATTTTACCATGAATATCTGCGGCCATTGCAGGATGAAAGCCAGACGTATCGGGCTTTGTGCTCCGGTAGACGCCAAAGTTCTTTTCATAGTCGAACTTTACGCCTTTTGAGATATCGGTCTTTGCAATCAGCCGCCGGTTATGCATGAGCAGCATGTCTTGCTCGTATGGGGACAGTAGCGACTGCGGTTTTTCTCCCGTTCCTTTGATCGCCCCAACCATTTCCCGAAAATCTGACAAAGACAGAGAATGCGGAGCGTCTGGTCCTTTGGCTCCCACAAAGTTCACATGTTTTTCTAGGATTTTGGCTCCCCGTCTTTGGGCTTCGAGCGGAGTAGTGTAAATTTCTCGCGAATGATCAGACACACCAACAGGAAAGCCGAACTTAGAAAGCAGATCCAGTTTCCGTAAATCCATGTGGTAAGCAGGATAACTAGACTCGCAGTAAAGGAGCGTGAGGTCACGATACCCTTTAAGAACCTCCAAAGCGTATTTGATGTCGGATTCACCGTGTCCTCCAGTCGATAAGATAATGGGCTTTCCCGTTGTTGCCGCGGCGACAAGCAGAGCCGTATGACAGAGATCAGAACTCGCTATCTTGTGACGCTTTACAAACGGGTCGATAAATCTGAGGCCGTCCTCTGAGAAAGCCGTGCACATAAACTCGATCTTGTAAAAATTCGCCTTCATCGCAAGATCTGCGACCCATTCTCTTGGAAGTGCTGAGCTTAAAGGACGGATATCTGAGCCGTAGAGTTCTTCTGAGCTGAAGAGCTGAAACTTCACGGCGTCGGCCTTGCAGCTTGCGGCCATGTTGACCGACGAGACGCAGTCTTCTTTGCTAGTCCAGTTTGAACCACATTCGGCCACAATGAACATCATGACTCCCATTCGTCCGCTATTTTAGCGGAAAGTTTTTCACGGCGACGGTTTTGATTTAAAATGGCGATATACTCCCACACCATTTGAACGAAATAGAAAGTCAGAACTCCCAGACAGAACCCGAAAACGTACCGGACACTCACTCGTCCACCTCCACCACTTCGCCCTCAAGAGCAGGCATTTCCGCGGCGAGAATCATTGTCGTGCCATCTAGCTTTTCCACAACCGTAGGCTTAGGCAGAGTGATCTCGGTGACGTCTTTAACTTTTCCAATTGAGCGGTCTAATACGAAATTTAAAGCGGCGATATCGCCCTGAGCTGCGAGCATCTGGTGGGCTAGGCATTTTGACTCCCATTTACTTTTTGGGTCGGCAGCAATTTCTTTAAGCTCGGCTTCTGTGAGCTGGCTGAATTTTGAGATTAAATGCTTAACGCGGTCTTTGGTGAGAAGGTTCTTCGGCTTGCCGGCTTTGTTGCCAGACTGCCCCGGTTTCCACTGAAACGGCTCGATCCCTTTGGTTTGTTTTTTTGCCAAACGTCCCACCCTGTTTCACGCTGCACCGAACGCTGCTCGCTGCGTGATAAGTCGCCTAAGTTTTTCTGTGTGGGATTAATCAAAACTATGCCAGCTTGGAACCCATGAGGCAAGCCGTGTTACGATTGTTCTATGAGCTACCGCCCTAAAGACATGGTCGAAGTTGTTGAAAGATACGGGCATATTCAGAAAGCTCCCGACGGCCGCTACTATTGGCCTGGGGCTTCTCAGTGGGTCAAAGCCTGCTACCTTCCAAAAGAGATCTCAAAATATCTTGTGAATACCGTGGACAGAAAACCAGTCGAAAGAATTTTCTGTAACTCCGACATGCATGAGCCTTTGCTCGCTGCAATGGATAACCTTTTAAGTGCTGGCGCCGTCTCTGAGCTAAAGACCTTCGATGGATGCTATAACGTCCGTTATGTCAGAGGATCTGACTCGGTGTTCTCAATGCATAGCTGGGCTTTGGCAATCGATCTAAACGCCAAGGATAACCCACTCAGTTCATTCGGCACTTGGTCCGACCGTTTTATCCGATGCTTTACTGATGAAGGGTGGATCTGGGGCGGAGATTTCAAGTCTCGAAAGGACCCGATGCATTTTGAGTGGTGCGGAACTCCAAGAGCACAAGTCCGACTCAATTCGTAGTAAAATATAACTGTGTGCGTGTTCCTCCTAACACGAACCACTTCCAATTCATGGCTTAAGCTAGGCCTGATCTCACTATGGTGGGTCAGGTCAGTTCG